AAGGATCTCGCCTTCATCGACGCGCTGACGCCGGCCCAGCGGGAGCGCCTTAAGAAGTACGACCTGCTGTGGGACTACTACCTGGGCAAGCAGAAAAAGCAGCTCAAGGTCGCCACCGGCCAGGCCGACGACAATGTGATCATCAACCACTCACGGCGCATCGTCAACCTGTCGTCGTTCTTCCTGTTCGGCAAGGAGGTGCGCTGGGAGCTGACCGAGGGCAAGCGCACGGCTGACGAGAAAAAGCTCGACGAGATCTGGGGGCGCTCGACCGAGCAGCGCATGGCGCTGCTGTCGGACGTGGCGATCAACGGCGGGGTGTGCGGGACGGCTTTCCTGCAGCTGCTGCCGCCCGACGACCGGCACGACATGCCGCGCATCGTCAACCTCAACCCGGCGCTGGTGTTTCCGCAGTGGAATCCTGACGACCTGGCCGACGTGTGGGTCTACGAGCTGCGCTGGCGTTCGGACGACAAGATCAAGCGCGATATCTACACGCTGACCGAGTCCGGCGGCTGGGAGATCTGGCATGAGGAGCTGGTCGGCCCGCGCTGGGCCGAAAGCCGGCCCAAAGAAACGTGGCCCTGGCAGTGGGCGCCCATCGTGCATGCCAAGAACCTGCCGCTGCCCAACGAGTTCTGGGGCCTGTCGGATCTCGAGGACGCAGACCTGAACGATGCGGTCAACTTCATCGCCTCCAACACGAACCGGATCCTGCGCCTGTTTGCCCACCCGCAGTTGTGGGGCTACGGCTTCGGCGAGGGCAACATTGCGGCCGATCCGGGCAAGATCATCATGGCCCGCAACCCGCAGGCTAACCTGCAAATGCTGCAGATGGCCGGCTCGATGGGCGCCTCGGACACCTACCTACACGCCCTGACCGAGTGGTTCTATTCGACGGCGCAGTCGATCGAGCTCAACCCGCAGACGGCCAGCCTGGGGGCGCAATCGGGCTTTGCGCTGCGGGTGCTGCACCAACCGCTGCTGCAGACCACCGAGACCAAGCGCCAGCACTACGGCGCCATGATCATCGAGGCCAACCGCCGATTATTGGATATGCTGGGCCGGGGCGACGACAAACTGACCACCCTGCATTGGCAGGATCCGTTGCCCCTGGACGAGGGTTCGCAGACGGCCTGGGACAAGTTCGAGCTGGAGATGGGCCTGGCGTCCAAGGAGACCGTGGCCACCCGGCGCGGACTGGATTGGGAGCAGGAACAGGAACGGCTCGCCAAAGAAAAAGAGGCGGCGCTGGCCGAGCAGCAGGCGCAGTCGAACGTCGGGGCCGAGTTGCTCAAGGCGTTCGAGCGGGGCGCTATGCCATCGCCCAAAACGCTCCAAAATGGCGCGCAGCCTGTTCCGAAAATGCCCGCTGG